ACTGATGATGGCGAAGGTAACAAGATGGACAAAGAGCTTAGAAAGTTCTTTGCAAAGTATTACAACAAATCTACAATATGAGTGACACAATGTCAGCTTATGAGTGTTTTCAGCATTATAATGCATTGAAACTGCATTTTACAAAACCTTCTTACGACTACTTCAAATACAATCACAAAACAAAATCGAGTCCTAGTTCCTTTGAAGCTCGTAAAGATAAACTTTACTTTATGAAGGTTGCTAAACATAAGGACCCAGTAAAATATATCCTAGCAAATCTTTTAGAGAACCCTAAGCTATGGATTAAAGATATAGCCTACTCAGCTAATGCTGAAAAGGTTTATAGTGATTGGCAGAAACGTCAGCAGTCGTTGATGTACATGTTAAAGGAACAATTATCAAACCTTGAGCATTCAGATTTTAACAACAACTTCAAGGTTATTGAGAATCATCCAAGTTTAATGAGATTGTATCTTGGTAAGAGAATTTCTCTTGAAACATTGGTGATATTAGTTGATCTCGCTGGCTGTATTGGCTACTGGAAAAGGCAGTTAGAATATGATCCAGTTGCTGAAGAAGTAATAACTATTATTGAAAAGTATCGTCCCTTCCTTCATTATGATAGGGAAAAAGCAAAGCAAATAGTTATTGACAAATTTAGTCAGTAAGATTATACTAAATACTATCGGTGTTATTGCACCGATACATAAACACACAGTTAATACAAACAATACGGAGAACACACATGGACTTTTCAAAACTCAAAGCTAAATCTGGTAAGCAGTCACTCGAGAAGTTGACACAGGAACTTTCAAAGGTTTCAGGTAACCAGCAAGACAATTCCAAAGATGATCGTTTCTGGTATCCCAATGTCGATAAGGCAGGTAATGGGTATGCTGTTATTCGGTTCCTTCCTGCACCTGGTGACGAAGATACACCATTTATTCGTACCTTCTCTCATGGGTTTAAAGGTCCAACAGGGTCATGGTTAATTGAGAATTGCCCAACAACTAAAGGTCACAAATGCCCTATCTGTGAATCAAACACAGAGTTGTGGAATAGTGGTATTGAATCAGATAAAAAGATTGTTAGTAACCGTAAGCGTAAGCTGACATTTATTTCTAATATCTATGTTATCACTGATCAACAAAATCCTGAAAATGAAGGCAAAGTGTTCTTATTCAAGTATGGTAAGAAAGTCTTTGACAAGCTCAACGAAGCAATGAATCCTCAGTTTGCTGATGAAGCTCCAATCAATCCTTTTGATCTTTGGGATGGTGCTAACTTCAAGTTGAAGATTCGTAACGTTGAGGGTTATCGTAACTATGATAAGTCTGAGTTTGCTTCAACTGGCCCATTATCTAATGACGATGATGAGATGGAAAAGATCTGGAAGCAAAGTCATTCGCTTCAAGAGTTTCTTGATCCAACAAACTTCAAGTCTTATAATGAGTTGAAGGATAAGCTTGCTAATGTTCTTGGTCAAAGCGGTAGCACTCATTCATCAAATGATGATGAAGATCCAATTCCATCAGCACCAGCACCAAAGCTTAAAGAAGCTTTAGCAGCTGCACCAAAGTTTAACAATAATAATGATGACGATGATGATGAATCGTTAGAGTTCTTTAAGAACTTGGCTAACTAAAGATTAGGGGGCTTTTAAGCCCCCTTTTTATTGTCCAACCTTAGCCAGTTTTTCTTGACCACGTGTCCAAGCAGACACACCAAGAATAGCACCAAATGCTAAGTGAATTAAACCACCATTGCTCAGTGATAATGATTGCCAAGCAACGTATTGGTATTGTACACCAAATCCTTTGAACACAACTGGCAGGAACATTGAGATTAACGGAAACCCTACGAAGTCCATAAAGCAGATCAGCATGTAAAGCCAACCCATTGCTGGACGCCAATATGCTTTTACCCAATGTTCTTCTTCTTTCTTTATTTGCTCATCTACAACTTCTTTATCAATAGACGTTTGCGCCAAGCCAACTGACGCTGTAGCTTGAGCTGCCGCAGTAGCTTGCGCAGCTTGAAAGTTGGTATTACCACTGCTACTAGAACACCCACCGCCACCACCGCCGCTAGCAGCGACAGCAACAACAATAGGTGCGGGTGCTGGTGCAGGAGTTGAAGGAACTGATCTTTCAGCAGGTGGAGTTGGTTCATCGTCAGTGTTCTTTGAGAATTTAGCCATTATTATTATTCCTTAATCAGTGTGCTGTACTCGAAGTAGTTTTGTTGATGATAATGCGTTAGGCACTTTATCGTTTTTGTATGGTTTATAGCCTTGGTTATCACCATCATATCCTGAATCGTATTTATTACTATGATACCCACTAGTATCACCATCATACGATGATTGATCATAAACAACTGGAGATGGTTGTGATATCATTATGTTTGGTCTTGCTCTTGCACGCTGTCTTTCTACTGTTCTTTGATTTCCAGTAGCCAAAGCAATATTACGATCCTTGTATTGAGTGTCGCTAGCAATCAATGGTTTGTTTGATCGCTCATTAGTTGTATTAAAAAGTTGAGTGTCAAAGCTATTAGGAATAACCTTATCACCAGCACTTAAATTTTCAACGTGTGGACCTGCAAGTGTTCTTCTAACACTACCATCTCTACTAATAACAGTTTCAGATCCTTTTTCACCTACTATAGCAGGACCAGCTGGAGCATTAAGTGTTCCTTCAGCATATCCTCTCATGTGGTTTGTTACAGCTTCTTTTGCCCATGAAGGTATACTTGATGCGTGATAATCGCTACCCCAGTATCTTCTTGGACCTGTGTCAACATGAACTTTTCCAGGACCATAAACACCAATACCACCAACACCAGCTGCTGAAGCAACTTGAATAAACTTTATTGTTTCTTGAACACCACCATTAAATGCAACGTCAATGGCATTGCCTCTCAAATGCTCAGAGTTATTAGCACCGCCAACTCTTCTATTGCGTGCTGGATCTCTATAACCACTTGTGATTAACATACTACCAAATTGGCTTTGTATTGCCTTTGCTTTATCAGCAATTCCTTGATTAATTCCTGTATCAACACCTGCTTGAAACTTTAATCCATTAACATCTTTTGCTTTATCAGTATTAACTTGGTTTGTTTCTGTGGAGCCTTCTGGAGTATCTTTACCACTTATTCCTCCAATTGAACCACCACCGCCACCACTTTGTCCATTTATAGTAAGCTCTTCAGCAGTGATTGTCATCTCATCTGCTTTAAATGTTATATCGTTAGCATCAAAACTTAGGATATCAGCATTGAATATACGTGTACCATCTTGCTTTGTTTGAACTGCAGATTTTTCTGTTGAAGGTTCTGCCTTAACCATAGCTTCAGCAAGTGCATCAGATCCATTTGCTGGATCTGAAAGGAAACCAACAGCTGGTGCTTGTTCTTCTGGTTTTGGATTTGGTTTTGGATTATTTTTTTCTTCTTCTTTTTGAAATTCTTTCCAATACTGATAGGCTTCCCAAGCATCGTAAAGGGAGTCAGCAATCAAAACAACATCCATCAACCAGCCAATACCAGGTATTGCAGCTCCAACAGCAATGGTTGCTAGTTTTGCAGCTATCTTTTCAGCAAGTACTTTCGCACCTCTCTTTTCGAGGAACACGACAAAGCGTTCCATCACTGTTTTCGAAACAACCTTTTCACCTTTTTTGGCAGCTTCTATCTCTGCCTTCTTTTTGGCTGCTTCTTCAATTACCTTTTGTGTTGCTTTGCCTTCTGCTTTTTTCTCTATTTTGTCCTTTGCTTCAGCTTGCTTCTTTTCAAATTCTTCTTTCGCTTTCTTTTCGTCTTCAGCTTTCTTTTCTTGCTCTTCTTTTTTCTTCTCTTCTTCTTTTTTCTTTTCTTCCTCCTTACGTTTCTCTTCTTCTTTCTTCTTTTCTTCTTCAGCTTTTTTGTTTTCTTCATTAGGAGGTTTGGGACGTCTTGTTAGATCAGGTAAAGGAAATCCACCACCCATACCACCAAGAGCGTTAAGAATTTGCTTAAGGAGAGCAATTTGAGTCTTCTGTAAGTCTATGCTTGTTGATAGCAAGTTGTTTGTGTTCTGCACTGATGCAGTTAAACTACCAACTGATCTTGATATTTCAATGCTAGATTTTGATGGTACTTCTGTTTTCCTTGCGTATCTTTTTTTCTCATCGCTTTCATACAAACGAGGAAAGAATGCTTTAAGGACCGATCTACCAATGGAGTTTTTTGTTGCTTTATTATCAGCCATTACCATCTACCTTGCATGTTGTGATGTGAATGGTGCATACCAATCTGTCTACTCATTCCTATTCCAATAATATCCAACATTAATAGGACGACAGCATCATTGACACCTTTTGGTGTTGAGTTTGGACGATCAACGTGGCGATCTTTAGATGTTGCAACAAGAGGTTTTTTCTTTGGTGGAGGTGCTGGTGTTGATGATTTTGTACCATACATATCATATGTTGGGTTAGTGATCTTACCACTACTATCAACACCACCACCTTTATAATCTGTATCAGTATAAAGTTTTGGTTTCAATGCTTCAGCATCTGGCTTTTTACCAGTGTAATCAAAATATCCTTGTTCATCAAACTGACCAGTATCAGCACCAGAGAGAACACCTTCAACCTTTCTGTGCCACATCTTTTCTTCAGCAAGTGTTGCATTGTGTGTTGGTGGATTCAGAGCTGCTCTTTGTGCCTTTTCTTCGTCAGTGAAATAGTGTCTTGAACGACCACGTTGCTCCCAATCAACATCCTTAGTACCACCAAGTGTTGGTGCTGCTGTTTGCTGAGCTGTTGTTTCTTGGGTTGTCTCAGTGGGTTTATTTTTTATAACCTCTGGTGCACCTTCTACTTTTGGAGCTGTTAGTGTAGCGGGTGCTGACATATCGCCAAGCATTGATCCAAGATTTGTTGGTGCTGTTGCTTTTGTAACTTTAACAGTATCACTTTTGTTCAATGCATCATTAGCTTTTGCTAATTCTTCAGGATGATTTTTAAATCCTTCCCAAGCACCAAATCCTTGATTCTGCCTAATCCAATCAGCCAGTCTCTTTTGATTCTTTTCATCGAAAAGCTCATCATCACCAATACCCAATGCTTTCATAGCATTGCGCTGAGTTGTATTAACGATTTGGAATGCACCCTTAGCAGATGAATTTAATCCTTGCGCTTTACGAACTTGCTCACCCCACTCAAGTGATTCTTTCATTGTCATTTGAGTTAAAGGCTTTGGTGATTTCATATAACCTAACGATGTGTTATATGGATCTCCAGTTTTTGCTGTTCCTTCTGCACGCATAATTGCTGCATAAACATCATTACCAATAGGATTAGCACCAACAAACCCACTTGTTGGTTGGAATGAACGAGCTTTAGTGAGATCAGCTTTAACAGATTCTGGTGTAGGCGATGTTCCTGTAAATCCTTGGAAAGCTCCCTTACCACCTTGAATATTACCAAATGAGGGTGTAACAAAATTAGGATTAACAACACCATATTGTGTCGTTACTGGCTTCATTGCAGCACCAGTACCTCCACCGCCACCACCAGCACCAGTACCACCACCTCCACTACCAGATCCAGGTGTTGTTCCTTGACCACCTGTACCTTGCTTTGTTTCTTTTGCATCAATAGTTAATTTTTGAACATCAAATGTTAGCTTTTGAGAATCAAAAGTAATTTCATCAGCTTTAAACGTTAATACGTTTTGCGGTTTATTACCTTTTCTCTTTGCAGCAGCAATAGCAGCAGTTTCTTTTCTCTGTGGTATTGATCCTGTTGATGGAGAAGATGTTGTTCCCCCTGTTGAACCAGTTCCACTACTTGCTATGCTAGGGGGTGGTGTTGTGCCTGTATCTTCTGTTTGAGATGGAACAGCATCTTGCTTTTTATCACTACTATTCAGTGCTTGAGTAATATCATAACCAGCAACACCAGCAGCAGTCGTGGCAAGGGCAGCTCCTGCAAGAAGCCTACCACCAGCCAAACGACTGCCACCAATACTTGGTCCTCCACCAATAGTGTTTATCTTTTGAGATATTTGGTCTAATATGTCGTTAGACTTGACCAATTCAGCAAGCTGTTCTTTAACATAACCAGAACCCTCATTTACCAAGTCTTCAACATTTTCAAGTCTTAGACGGAGTTCTGTTTGTGTCTTTTTAAGGTCTTCAATCTCCTTCGATTGAAAGTCACTCACTGCTTTACGAATTGCCTGAAGTTCTTTGTAGAATTCAGGGAACATTTTCTTCAGTGAATCTCTATCCTTACTAGGCTTTGATAGATCTTGCTGCTCTTCAGGAGTAATGTTTGGTTGACCAGATACAGTTTCAGCAGTTAGAGCATCAACAACTTTCTTTGGTGCTGGTTGTCCATGATCGTCGACAATCTTACCATCCTTGGTCTTATAAAAATTATAAGGACCTACAGCTGCTATAAACTTACCTGGTGACTTTGCCATTACCTAGCCTGTTGTTTTTGTCTTTCTTCTTGTTCTTTGAAGTAATTAATCAATAAATCAACATATATGTCACGTTCGAAAACAATTAGATTTTCTATTTCCGTTAATGAATACTTATGATGCTGAACCAGAGAGAAAACAGTCTGGTAATAGTTATCTAACGTATTATGGCTCAGCGTAAGGTAAAAAAATCAGATAGAGTCTTCAACTCAATAGTACGATCGTTGCCTAATGAGTTCTTATACTCAAGCTTATAATAAAGGGTTGGCAATTTTAGCATAAAATCACGAACCTTATCAAAACTTGGAATATCCATTAGCTCCAAAAATTCTAAAATTGCATTCTCATCAAAATCCTTGCCTTCATAGACAGCATCAGCATCATAGATTTGATCAATACAACGAACGACAAGACGATAGAATGTTTCTTCACCACCTGCCTGTAAAAACACTTTATCATCATAGATTGACGCTGCTGGGTATTTCATAACAAGACCAGATGTATCTGTAATTTTAATTTTATTATCGACGTTTTCAGGATATTGAATTGTTACATTTTTAAGGTCAATCTCAAAGTCATAGTTCTTTTGATCTTGCAAATCACGATAAGATACTTTGATTATATCACCAATTGAATACCCA